AAGTAAAAAGGAAGATAGATTAATACTTAACAATAAGCTATATAATGATAAATTAATTAGAGAAAAAGATGAGCAAGAGAAAAAAGAATTAGAAGATAGAAAAAAGAATACTAAATATTGTAGTGCAATTTGTGGAAAATCATTTCGTGTTTATAAAGATAGTCTTCTGGAAATTACACCATTAAATTCTTTTATGTTTATTAGTGATTTAGAAGATAGGTGTCCATATAATTTCAGATTATGTAAAGTCGACCATTCTCGTTGCATAACTGAATGTTTAGGAATAACAAAATAAAAGTTTTTGTGAATATATAAATTATAAATAAATAAATAAATAAAAATTATGGGAATATTAAAAAGAATGTTTAGAATTAGTAAAGCAAGTGTTAATTCAGTTTTATATAAACTTGAAGATAGTATAGCACTTACAGAACAAGGTATTAATGACTTAAAAGGTGACCTTAATGAGTTATTGAAAGCTCATTCAGAAGTTAAAGCAATATCACTTCGTAATAAAAGAGATATAGCAAGTAATCAAGAATCGTCAGATAGTTATTCTGAAAAAGCAGAAACTGTAATTAAACACAGAAAAGATAATAAGTTATCGGAAGAAGAAACAGACGAACTTGCATCAGCTGCAATTAATAAAAGTGATGATAAATTAAGAGCTGTTAAAAGTTTAAAAAGCCAACAAGGAGGTATTGATACACAGTTAAAAACACTTGAAAATAATGTTGATAAATTAAAAAGTAATATCAATAAATGGGAAGATAAATTAATTGGTTTAAGAGCTAAATATAAAACAGCTAAAGTAACATTAAGAGTTAATAAAAATCTATCAGGTATTGGTTCAGATTCAACAATTGATTTATTAGAACGAATGGAAGAAAAAGTTGATAAATTAGATTTCCTTTCAAAGTCTTATGCGGAAACAGCTAAATTAAATACATCTCTTGATGATAAATTAGATGATGCTGTTAAAAGTAGTAATCATTCAAAACTTGATGAATTAAAAGAAAAATATTCTTAATTAAGTTTATTAATTAATAAAAATAAATAATTTTATGCTGATTATTTGGGGGTTTTTATGGAAGTTACTTTTACTCCAAGTTATAAAGATTGTAAAGGAACATTATTAATTGAATATAAATAACAACAACCTTCGAAATAAAAAAAATAATAAATCGGAATATATAAAATAAAACAAATTATGAAAAAGAAAATCTATTTAATTTTATTAGTATTACTATCAATATCAATATCGTTATTAACATCCTGTGATATTGAATATTTAATATCAGGATATAGTTTACATAAAATATATTATGTACCAGATTCTTTAAAAGTTGCACAAAGAGACTGGATTATAAATGTAGTAAAAGCTGGAAGCAATCAAATGTCAGGAGGAGATTATGAAGATGTTGATGCAACTATTAGACAAGCTAAAAGAACTTCAGAAGAACTTTTTGAAATTTATGAATATTGTCTAATAAAAAAAAATAGAGTTATATTAAAAAAGGATATGACAAAAAATGAATTGCAAATATTCAATAGAATTATAAAATAAAAAGAAATTATGGAAAGAAATATTAAAGGAAAAGATATTTTAAACGCAATATCTGAAACAATAGGTAAAAACTCAAAACGAAGAGATAATGTAAGTATCTCAGATTCTTTTGGTACATTTATGGAATTTAATTTACCATCATTAGATATTATTAATGAAGATGAAATTTGTTTTAAAGATCAGAATAAAAAGTATGTAATTTTTAAAGATCAAAATAAAATATACAAAACGTTTAGAGATGAATTAAAGTATTCATTAGAATTATTTAAAGAATTTGATGAATATGTTGTGAAAATAAGAGATACAAGTTCTCCTTTTAATATCCCGTGTATTGAAAGTTATAGTATTAAAATAATTCCACTACATAAATATCATAACGTAACATTAGGATTTGAAAAAGAATAAGAAAAGATTTATTAAAGTTTAACATTCATTCATTTGTTTAACTCCATTTCTTTCCCAAGAAGAAGTGTAGTTTTTTATTTCAATCATTATGACTATAACAAGAAGATCAGCAAAAGCAAAAGGAAAACGTTTACAAAATACTATTGTAGATTTATTTAAATCAGTTTTCTATTTATCAGAAGATCAAGTTCGTTCAGTAGCTTCCTGTGTAAATGGTGAAGATATTATTTTCTCATCAGATATCCAATCTAAATTAAATATATCTGTTGAATGTAAAAATCAAGAAAAGTTAAATATTTGGTCAGCATTAGAACAAACTAAAGATAATTGTAAAACTTTTAATCCAGTCTTAATTTTCAAAAGAAATAAATCTAAAACTTATGTAACTATCGAAGTTGATTACTTTATGGAGTTATTAGATAATTCTTTAACAGGAGATTATTATAAAGAACTATTTGAGAAAAAAGTAGAATAATTTTAAATATATAAAATAAAAAGTATTATGGTACATATATCAAATGTGTTTATTAATAAAGATAATTTAAAGCTTGGTGTTGAAATAGCTTTATATGAGAAGAACATTTTATTAGATTTAGAAACATATAATAAAACAAAAGAGCAGTGTCTCGAACGAACTAAACTTAGTATTGAAAGTAATGATCCTATTGGAGTTTGTATACAGCTCAAGAAGTATGATACACTTGAATGTGGAATTGGGGTTTATGGTGTTGATTATGATGATAATACAAATTTTATTGAGTTATTAAGAAGTTTTTATCCCGAAGAAAGAGGTTTAATTATAAATACTGACTTAATTGATGTATCAATCAAACCTTTTTTTAAAGTTGGTGAAAAAACAGCTGATTGTATAGTTATTAATATGGAAGTAATTAGATTATTTCAAATTAATCCATTAAGTAAAATAAAAAAGAAATAGTTTTTGAATATATAAAGTAAGTTTTTTCATAATTAGACAAGGAAAAGTCATTAAAACCTTATTTATAGTTTTTTTTTAACCTATCATTCTTTTATTAGTTTGATAGGTTTTTTGTTTAAAAGAGTTTTATAATTTTTTAACTTTATTCAATTTACTTTACACACCATTAAAGTATATTTTTAATTTTATTAAAAAATAGTTAAACTAATTCGTATTTATATATAAAAAGCATACAAATATGCTTAATATTATATAAAATTAGATAAAAATATGAAATCAGTTAAAAAAGCAATTCCAAAAAAAATTACAACTAAACACGGAAATTTAAAATTTGATAAAGATGTTAAAGAATGTTTTCTTGAAGCTTATATTAGACTTAATTTTTCTGTTAGAGAAGCTTGTAGATTTACAAAAATATCATTAGTTACATTTTATGCACACCTTCAAGATGATTTAGACTTTAAAAAAGATTTTAATAAAATTAATAAGACTGCCTCTAATGCAGTAAAGCATACCATTTTAGAAGCTTTAAATCATACCGATTGGAGTTTAAAAAAGTGGGCAGTTGATACTATTTTGAAAAGAAATAAACTTTTCCTTAAAGCAGATATTTCTGATTTAGAAGAAGAGTCTTCATCTCTAACATTTCAATTAAGTAAAAATGATTTTATTAAATAAATGAGAAATTCCATAACATATCAACTCTCTGAAAAACAATATAGTATACTCGGTGCATTACTTGAATCTAAGGATATTTATAATGTGCTTAACGCAGGTAGACAATCAGGTAAAGATTTACATAACAATATGTTATTGTATTATGATGGTTATGAATCTACTATTGGCGATTGTAAACTTGGTGATAAGATTTATGATGATAGTGGAGAGTTAGTTAATATTATTGGTAAATTTCCTCAAGGTTTAAAGGCTCAATATAAAATTTCATTAGAAGATGGGAGAAGTTTTGTATGTGGTTTAGAACATTTACATCAAATATATTATCATCCTTCTTATAGTTTACGAAAAAATGAATGTAAAAAGGATGCAATTCAAAGAGCTACAAAAGTAGTAAATACACAATTCCTTATAGATCATTATATTAGTGGTAGAAATAAAGCAGAAACTTGTTATATTTTAACATCTAAAGCTGTAAAATATTCTAAAAAGGAACATATTATACATCCATATATATTAGGTGTTTTAATAGCTGAAGGAAGTTTAACAACAGATTCATTATCATTTATAACAGGTGATAAAGAAATATCAAAAAGAATAGAATCTTTAACAAAATATAAAATAATAAAGAGAAAAGATAAATACTGTTATGGAATAATAACAAATGGTGTTTTTCAAAAAGAAATAAAAAGATTTAATTTAAATACTAAATCTGAATTTAAACATATTCCTGATGAATATATTTATGATTCTATTGAAAACAGAATGGAGTTATTAAAAGGTTTAATGGATGGAGATGGAACAATTTGTGAAAAAGGTGGAATGGAGTATTATACTTCATCTGAAAAATTAAAAGATAGTTTTATAAAACTAGTTAGAAGTTTAGGAATGAAAGCTAAATTTAGATTAAAGCATCCTACTTTTACATATAAAGGTATAAAAAAGAATGGTTTATTATGTTATGCTATTGCAATTTTTACAAATAAAGAAGCTCCTTTTAGTTTACAAAGAAAGATAAATTATTTTAAAAGTAATCCAGTTTTTAATCATCAATGGAAAACAAGAATAACTAAAGTAGAAAAAGTTGAAGATGCAGAATCTACCTGTATAATGGTAGATAATAAATCTAAATGTTTTTTAACTAATGATTATACAATTACTCATAATACTTTTATAATGAGTAGGTTAGCTTTGATATTAGGAATTTTAAATCCAAATATAAAAATATTAGTTGTAGCACCTTACAATACTCAATCAGATACATTTTTCTTTAATGTTATGCAGATTGAATCTTCTCAAGATTTTATTTCAAAGTCTATTCAGTCTCCTTATAAAAGTATTACATTAAAAAATGGTTCGATTATAGATTTTAGAAGTGCAGACAATCCTAAGTCTATCCGTTCTAAAAGTTATAATTATATCTTTTTAGATGAGTTTGCATATTTCAAAGATGGAGCTTTCAATTTTTCAATTGTTCCAACTTTAATGGCTTCAGGAGATAAATGTCAGTTATTCTTTTCTTCAACTCCAAATGGAGTGACAGGAATGTTTTATGAGATGGCTCATAAAGGAATGGATAAAAAAGATAATCCAAAAGAGCATAATTATAGTTATCATTATATGAACTATGAGAATAATCCTAAAAGGAATATGGATATTATTAGGGCAGAGGAAATACGTTTACCAGGTGCTAGATTTAACCAAGAGTTCTTAGGAATGTTTCAAAGTGATGGAGGAGATGTATTTAAAGATCTTGATAAGGTTATGATATTAAAAACATTTCAAAAGGTAGAAAAGAATAATAGATATTTTGCTGGTATTGATTGGGGGAAAGTATCCGATAAATCAGTATTAACGATTTTAGATAAGAATAGAAATGTAGTATCAATTACAGAATATTCTGGAAATTGGGCAATTCAAGCAAAGGATATGGCTATTGTATTAAGACATTATAAACCAATCGTATATGCTGAAAGTAATGGTGTTGGTGATGCTGGATGTTCGCATTTAAAACCAATTTATCCTATTAAAGAGTTTTTTACAAGTAATACATCTAAAAAGGAAATTGTTGAACAACTAAAGATGGATATTTTCACACAGGATATATCTTTACCAACACGAAAACTATGCTCTGAATTAGGAAAACAATTATCAAATTATACATATTCGATGACTAAGACAGGATTAATAACTTATCATCATAGAGATGGAGAGCACGATGATTATGTGGATAGTTTAGCTATTGCGAATCATTCTTATATTAAGCATAACAAAGGATTTACTGCAAGTTTTATACCAAATGAAGACAGTATGTTTTATAGAAATTAAAAAACAAAAATATATAAAATGAAATTTATAAAATTAGAAGAAGTAAAATTAAGAAAACTACAATCAATTATAGATGATATATCTTCGGATGATCTTCAAATATTATCAGAGATGGAATTAATGGCGATTGATGAAGTTAGTGCTTATTTAAATGGACGATATGATACTCAAGCTATATTTAGTAGAGTTGATGGAGCTCGTTCAAGATTAATAATTAGAATCGTAATAGATTTTATGGTTTGCTTTTTAGCACAAAGAGTATCTGGAAATAATATTCCCGATTATTTAGAAGAAACCTGTGAAAAGAATATATTACTTTTAAAAGATATTGCAAAAGGAATTATATCACCAGACTTACCTGAGAAAGATTCTGATTTAGAAACAACAGCAATGTTCTTTGGTTCTTCAGGTGAGAGAATGTATAATGATGACATAAATTAAAAAATAAAAAATGATTAAAAAGAACGAAAATATAAAGTTATTATCACATATACAACGTGAGGATAGAAATGTAACTAAGAATACTTTACGTAGATTTAATACAGCAAAAGAATCTGCACAGTCTGTTGAAATGCCAAACAGAAGTGATTTACTTGAAATTTACAAAGATTGTCTTGATAATGATGGACATTTGTTTGATATTATTTCTCAAAGAAAAAAGAGAATTACTGGTTTAAATTTTCAAATTGTTCAACAAAAGAATAAGATTGATGAAAAATTAACAAAAATATTTAGTGAACAATGGTTTGAATATTTCTTAAATTATGCAATGGATACAATCTTTTGGGGAAATAGTTTACTGGAGTTTGAATATAACCAAGGTATTAATATAACATTAGTTCCAAGAGAGCACGTTATTCCAGAAACTCAAATGGTAAAATATTCTCAATGGAATTATAGTGGAGATATTGATTATACTGCACCAGTTTATAGTAAGCATTTACTTGAATTGAATAATGAAAATGATCCTACTAATTTAGGACTTTTATTAACATTAGCACAGTATTCAATATTCAAAACTGATTCAACTTATAATTGGTTACAATATGCAGAACTATTTGGACAGCCAACACGAGTATTTACAACTGATTCTACTAATCCAGCAGAACTTAATAAAATACATCAATTTGCAAAAGAAGCTGGTAAATCAGGATACGCAATTGTTAATAGTAATACTGAATTAGATTTCAAAGAAAGTAATTCAAATCATAATGACTTGTTCAAAGGTATTAATAAATACTTAAATGATGAAATGTCAAAGGCTGTTTTGGGAGCAACAATGCTAACTGATGATGGAAGTTCAAGAAGTCAGGCAGATGTACATAAATCGGTATCATATCTAATTACTAAATCAGATATTAAATTAATTGAATATATTATTAATGATCAACTTTTACCTTTACTTAATGATTTGAAAGTATTTGGATATAAAAAAGTTGAATTTAAATTTATTGATTCAGAGATTTATTCTGTTGAGGAACGTTTAAAGATTAATGAATTCTTACTTAGTAAATTTGATGTTGATATTGATTACTTTGAAAATATGTATGATGTTGATTTAAAACCAAAAAAGGAAGTTGAAGTTAAAGAAGTAAAAAAAGAAACTGATGGCAAAACAGATAAAGGCTAAATTAATAGGAGTTGAAAAACTTTTAAAGAAAACAAATAAACTTATTCCAGCTTTCACAAAAGAAGTTGCAAAGTTACATAAAGAGGCAATTGTCGATAATTTAAAACCATCTAAAAAGTCAGGAGAACTTTCTAAATCTTTTGAAATTAAATTAAAAGGTAAATTAAAATATATTATTGAATCAGATTTACCTTATGCAGATATTCAAGACAAAGGAGGAAAGATTAAAATTACTGAAAAGATGCGTAAAAAGATGTGGGCTTTATATGCCAGTACACATCTTGCTGTATATAAGGCAATTGCAATAACTAAGAAAACATTTATAAAGATTAAAGCTAAACATTATACTGATGTAAAAATTAAAAAGATAATGAATATAGCAATTCATAAAGTTAAAAAAAATATATTTAAATGAGCGACAAATTAGGAATATTAGGATATGTGTATTTATTCTTTTCACACTTTATTAAAGAAAAAGTACCTGCAATTAAAAATGTTGATTTATTTTTCAACCAATTTGAAGAGCAAGAAGAAGGTCAGGAAATGTCTAAACGTAATCCAAGATGTCTTATTGAGATTAATGAATTTGAAGTTTTAAATCAGATTCGACAAACTCAATCAGGTGAAATGATTGTTACTTTACATATTGGAATAGACTCTTATTCAGGCACTTGGGAAAAGGCTGAGGCAAAGGATAAGAATATAGAATACTTGGCATTAATTGATGAAGTTTATAAACAATTAAATTTACTTTCAGGATATGAATTACCAGATGATTTAAAGTCTGATTTATTTAGAATATATTCAGTTCAAAGAAGTCTTATTAACTTTCCTCAAAATGTAGGAAATATTAAAATATCAACTATTGAATATAAATTTATTTTTGAAGATCATTCTTTATATACTGAGATTGAAGAAACAGAAGTTAATGAATATACTTCAACTATAACTGTTCCTTAAAAAGTAAAAAAGTTTTATTTTTTTGAATATATAAAGGTAAACTTGTAATGACAGTTGAACAATATGCGAAAAAAGGAGATAATATATTAAAAAGAATTTTCAAAGACAAATGTGCTTTAGAATCTTTTTATTCAGTTAATGATTGTAGAATTGAAACTGAAACAGAATATATTTTAGGAGAAATAAAAACAAGGGAATGTTTTATACATACCTTTCCAGATCATCTTTTAGAAATTAAGAAATTGAAAGCTTTATTTAAAAAAGCAAAAAATAATGCGAAACAAAAAAAACAAAAAATATATTATATAAATTATTTCAAAGGAAATATGGTTGTAATATATGACCTTAATAAAGTTTTAGATATTATAAAATCAAAAGATATAAAAGGTAAGTTAAGATTTGTTTCAAGTAAATTTAAAAAAAGAACAGCTTCTAATTTAAAAGATTTTGGTAAAAAAGTTGATAAGGATATAATAATGTTAAATCCTTCAATTGCAAAAAAAATATTTTATTTAGATGATGACATTAAGCCAGTTGTTTGTTGATTATGTAGAAAATGATAATCAAAAAAGTTTTAATTTTTTTTATAAAAAGATGTATATTATATTAAAAGCTTATTGCCTTTTTTATAATTTTCGTAGTTATGAAGATATAATAGGAGAAGTTTTTTATAAGTTAATAAAAAATAAAAAAAAATATAATATAAAAAAAGATAGAATAGACAATTATATTTTTATTATTTTTAAAAATCATTTAATTGACCAACACCGAAGAGCAAAAAAGATTACTTTCGTTCCTTGTGATTTTCAATAGTTTATAAGTTTATAAAAAAAACTTTTTTTTAATCGTATTTATATTAAAGAAAAGTTTTTAAACTTATGAAAGAATTTGTTTTAACATCTGAACGAATTATAAATAGAGGTAATGTTAAGACCAGAATAATTATGGATGGTCTTAATGTAGATTCTTTTAAAAATAATATTGCACCAGTTTTTTATAATCATTTTACAACAGGAGCAAATGATTTTCCAATTGGAAGATTAGAAAATTTTAAAAGGGTTGATAATACATATGTTGCCACTCCAGTTTTCGATCAGAAAGATGAACTCGCCAGAAAGGTTGAGCAAAAAATTAATGACAATTTTATTGATTCCGTTAGTATAGGCGTTCATCCTTTGAATGTAGTATTTAACGAAGCTGATAATGTATTCGATATAGTTGAATCAGTAGCTCTTGAAGCTTCGATTGTAACTATCCCTGCAAATAGTGATTCTCGTATTAAAAACAGTGAACAGTTTTCTCATAAAGATAACTATATGTTTTTTAGTGCAGATAAAACAGAATTTGATTTTGAACAATTTTTAAAAAATAAAAAAGTAGAAATGAAAGATACTAAAGAAACCAAAGTAGAAACAATTGAGAAAAAAGTAGAAGTTAAAGAAATTAAAAAATCTGAAATTGATATTTTAAAAGAAAATGTTTCGACTTTTAAAGCTGAGAAGCTTGAATTAAATTTAAAAATGGATAATTTGAATAAAGATAAAACATCTTTAGACGAAACTATTATTAATTTAAATAGTGAAATTGAAGAGTTTAAATCAACTATTACTGGTTTGAATGAAAAAATTGACTCATTCAAAGAGGATAAAATGGAAACTTTATTGACCAATGCAATAGATAATGGTAAAATTACTTCTAAGAATAAAGAAGATTTTAAAGAATTGCCTTATGATAAAGCAAAAGCAATAATTGACAATCTTCCTTCTAAATCTTTAAGTTTAACACAAACTTTAAAAGATGGTAAATCTAAGGAGAAAAAAGATTTTGGTTGGTATGTTGAAAATGACCAGTCGGGATTAGAGCAACTATCTGAAACTAATATTGAACTTTATAAACAATTGGAGACAGATTATTACAAACTTAATAAATAATTAAAAAAATAAAACAAAATGGCAGTAAATACTCAAATTTGGACAAAAGAATTCTCCAAAAATTTATTTGAAGTTGCTGATTGGTATTCAGTAGGTTTAAATCACTCGAAATATGTTAATGGCGCAACAGTACATATTCCACAAGCAGTTGTAAATACAGACTTGCAACCAGTTGCGATTGGTGCATCTCAAAGTTACCCAGTAGCTATTAAAGAAGTTGGTTATTCAGACTTAACTTATAACAATAAAATGATTGCTTCTCCACCTCGTTTTGTGGAAGATTTGATTACAGCAGAAGCTTCTTTCAGCACTCGAAAAGTTGAAATGGAAGCTATGATTTCGTATATGAAACAAGCAATGAATATTGAAATTGCAGACAAATGGGCAACCATAGCAACAAGTTCATTAGTAAGAACAACTGGTACAACTACTCGTTCTAATATTTATGGAATGGCATCTGTAAAAAGATTACTTTTTCAAGATATTTTAGATGCTCGTATTAAAATTATCAGAGAAACAAAAGGTAATTATGGTACATTATATTTAGTTGTTGATCCTGTTATGCAAACAGATATTCTAAAAATGACTGAATTTACATCAAGTGACGAACTTTCTACTAAGATTGCAGTAACTGGCTGGATTGGTCAAGTAGCTGGATTCCAAGTAATAGCACGTTCATTAGGATTACCATTTGAAGAAGATTCAGTTGGTGTTACTAAAGCAACAGTTAATTATGGTGATGTTCACGCAGCAACAGTTTTTTCAGGAGCTTTAGCATTTTCTTCTAACTTTGTAAGTTATTCAGTAAGCGGTATTAAATTAGGTGTTGAACCTTATGCAACTGGTTATTATGCAGACGTTATGCAATCACATATTAGATTAGGTGGATCACCTGTTTATGTTGAAGCATCTAACGTTGTTAAAGGTATCGTAAGTATTGTAGAAACTACATAGTCAAGTAATTGATTAACAAAAACAATAAAGGAGTAATTAGTTTTACTCCTTTTAATAAATTAAAAAAAATTAAAAGATTATGGCATTACCAAAGGTAACAATAAATATAGGTGAAGGCGGACTTGGAAGAACAGCATTAAGTAAAAGTGGTATTTCTGGATTTCTTTTTTACAACGACAATATTGAAGATTTAATTAATTTTTCAGCAACTAATAGAGCTATTAAATTTACAAATCTTAAAGCAGTTGAAGCAACTGGAATTACTTCAAGTTCAACAGATTTTACAGTTGAACATTTACATATTAGTGAATTTT